CAGCAACCGTTGAGCCCGGAACCTCCGGCCTACTTGACAACGTGCAAGTGAATGACGAAACCAAACCAGAAAATCCACAAGCGGTTGAAATAGACCACAAGGCTACCGCATCAGCTGTACCAGCTGCGGCCGCAACTGAGGAGCCAGCAGAGCGCCCAGACTTCTGGCCAGAGAACTTCTGGAAGAAAGATGCCAACAAGCCAGACTTGGAAGGCATTGCCAAGAGCTGGACAGACCTGCGTAAGCAGATCTCCCAAGGCAAACACAAAGCCCCAGCCGATGGGAAATATGACTTAAAGCTCTTTGGCGAACAGGCTGAAACCAATCAAATGGCCGGAACACTGTCCAGCTGGGCCAAGGACAATGGCCTGTCTCAGGCCGCGTTTGATGACTTGGTTGGTAGTCTGCAGACTCAGGCCAAAGAAATTATGACTGGTGAGATGGTTGACCCGGTAGTTGAAATGAAGCAGCTGGGGCCAAACGGTGGTGCCATTGTCAATGGTATGGTGGACTGGGCCCGGGGGCTGGTCAATAAGGGTGTCTGGTCAAAGGATGACTTTGAAGAATTTAAGATCATGGGCGGTACAGCTCGCGGGATCACAGCTCTAATGAAGATCCGGGAATCCTATGAGGGCCGGGTGCCAACCCAGAGCATGCAGCTTGAAGGGGCACCCAGCAAGGATGACTTGTACCAGATGGTCAATGATCCTAAGTACAAGACTGATGCCGGGTACAGAAACAAAGTTGAAAAAATGTTTCAATCCCAGTTTAAATAATTCTCCTTGGTAAGCAGTTGCCAATTGACCCAGTTTCGGCTGGGTCTTTTTTTGTGCGTTCCTAATAAAAATAGTTGACCATTAAAGAAAAATGGTATATATAATGTTAGCAAGGCATATCTGGCAACGGACCCTTACCGCAGTGGATGCTGACGAGTGGCTGGCGCAACCAGCAAGCAATGGCCCTGTTTCAGGCTCACCGATGCGAGAACCATGTATCAATAACCAATGAGGTAAATCAAATGAGCGTTTCACTATCCAACGCCTTTGTTACTCTTTTTGACGCGGAAGTAAAGCAAGCCTACCAAGGTAAAGCTATGCTTGTTCCGGCGGTTCGCCAGCGTCGTGGAGTCGAAGGTTCTACTGTTAAGTTCCCTAAAGTGGGCAAGGGTGTTGCAACCCTGCGTGTACCACAAAGTGATGTCACCCCTCTCAACGTAGCATTCAGCACTGTCACTTTGACTCTTGCTGACTACAACGCTGCAGAGTACAGCGACATCTTCAGCCAAGCCAAGGTCAACTTCGATGAGCGCCAAGAATTGGTGCAAGTTGTTGCTGGCGCTATGGGCCGTCGTCAAGACCAAATGATTCTGGACGCACTCAATGCATCCAGCACCAGCTTGACCGTTGCCAACAGCATTGGTGGCTCAACGACCAACATGAACATTGCCAAGCTGCGCGAAGCTAAGCGCTTAATGGACAAAACCAATGTGCCGCCTGATGGTCGCAACATCATCATCCATGGCAATGGTTTGGCTAACTTGTTGTCCGAGACCAGCGTGACCAGCTCCGACTTCAACAGCGTTAAAGCGCTGGTGCAAGGCGAGATCAACACTTACTTGGGATTCACATTCCATGTGTTGGGTGATCGCTCTGAAGGCGGCTTGCCCATCGATGCATCTCTTGACCGCACCTGCTATGCATTCCACAAGGATGCAATCGGTTACGGTGAAGGTATTGCCATGCGTACTGAGATCAACTACATCGCCGAGAAGACCTCTTGGTTGGTGAATGAGGTCTTCAGTGCTGGCGCAGTTGCCATCGATGACGAAGGTATCGTCAAGATCACCTGCCGTGAAACTTAATCTAGGAGACTGACATGGCATTTTCAAGCACTGGTCTTGTGACCGTATGCGCCGCCAAATCTGGCAACGCACCCAGCATGTATCTGTACAAAACCGCAGATACTCAAGCCACGGTTAACACCGTGAGCTACTTCGACAGCATTGCATCGCTGTTGAAGGTCGGTGACATTCTCTTTGTCTATGACTCCACCACCCCTAGCTTGGTGTTGACTTACGTCAATGCCGTGTCTTCAGCTGGTGTGGTTGACATTGCTGACGGCACCACCGTGAGCGCAACTGACACCGACTAATTGGTGGTCAGTCAACTGGGCCAGCTTCTGGGGATTCTCGGAGGCTGGCCCTTCTCACATTGAGAGGTTCAAATGGCTGCTGGTGACACTGGTGTATCGATCTGTTCTGATGCCTTGCTCCTGATTGGGGCCAAGGCAATTTCGTCTTTTAACGATGGCACTGACGAGTCAAGCGTGTGTGACCGACTCTATCCCGATATCAGAGACTCTGTGCTGGTTACCTACCCATGGAGCTTTGGCATGAAAAAGGTGCAGCTGGCCCAACTGATCACCACCCCAAATTCTGTTTGGCGCTATGAGTATCAGCTGCCGGGTGACAAACTAGCTAACCCACGCGCCGTGTACAACAGCGCCAACCCCGGTAGCCCTGTCCAAAAAGACTGGGAGATCCAAGGCGACAAGCTGCTCACCAACCTGACCAGCGTCTTTATTGACTACCAATTCAGCGTGCCAGAGTTTGCTATGCCGCAATACTTTGTGCAGCTGCTTAAATACATGGTGGCTTGGCACATTGCTGAGACCATCACAGAACAGCAGGACAAGTCTACCAAGTGGCAGCGTGTGGCCACTGGCGACATTTCTGAAAATGGCCGTGGTGGCTACATGCGTACCGCCATGCAGATCGATGGCCAGAACAACCCGGTCCGAATCATTGAAGACTACAGCCTTATCGCAGTGAGAAACTAATGCCGCGCTTTGTAGAATTCACCACCAACTTTGCTACAGGGGAGCTTGATCCCTTGCTACGTGCGCGGGTTGATCTTGCTGCCTACAACAATGCTTTGGCTAAGGCCACCAACGTACTGATCCAGCCCCAAGGCGGTCTGCGCCGTAGACCCGGCACCAAGCACATCTTTGAGTTGCCAAACAGCAGCACACCCAGCGCGGCCAATGGCGTGCGTCTGGTGTCATTCCAGTTCTCTGTGTCCGACAGCTACATGTTGTGCTTCACCCACAACCGCATGCATGTCATCAAGAATGGTGTGGTGCAGGCCAACATCAATGGCACCGGGAACAGCTACCTGACAACCACCATTGCCAGCGATATTGTGGATGACATGTGCTGGGTCCAGTCTGCTGACACCCTGATTGTTGTCCACCCTGACCTGCAGCCTGTACGCATTACACGCACAAGCGACACAGCTTGGACCGCAACGACAATCACTTTTGACAGCATCCCTAAGTATGCATATACGTTGACCACCACTACGCCTACTTCTGGTCACCTAACACCCAGTGCTGTATCCGGCAATGTGACGTTGACTTCACAGCATAGTGCCTTTAGTGCTGCCAGTGTTGATCAATACATCAACGCATCCCCACAGGGCCGCGCTCGAATTGTTCAATACATAAGCGCTACAAGTGTTAAAGCAATTACTGAATACCCATTCTTTGACACTAGCAACATTGCTCAAGGTAGCTGGGAGCTTGAGACTGGTTACGTTGATGTATGGAGCTCTGGTAAGGGCTGGCCACGTACTGTGTCATTTCATGAAGGCCGACTGTACTTTGGTGGCAGCAAGTCCCGGCCATCAACTATTTGGGGGTCCAAGATTGGACTCTTCTTTGACTTTGTGCCAACCGAGTCTTTGGATGATGACGCGGTAGAGGCCACGCTGGATACCAATGACTTGAACGTAATCACCGACATTATCAGTTCGCGTGACTTTCAGGTGTTTACCACTGGCGGTGAGTTCTATATTCCGCAGACTGGTACAGACCCAGTTACCCCGCTGACCTTTACATTTAAGAATGTCAGCCGCAATGGCATCAAGCCCGGTACCCGCGTGCAATCGGTGGAGTCTGGCTCGATTTATATCCAGCGCCAAGGCAAGTCTCTTAACGAGTTTATCTTTAGCGACACCCAGCTGACATACATTACCCAGCGCATTTCCCTGCTATCTGGCCACCTGTTGAAGGGACCGCAGCGGGTTGCCTTGCGTAAGGCATCCAGCACAGAAGAGGCAGACCTGCTTTTAATGACAAACACTGACGATGGCAGCATGGGTGTGTTTTCAATCATGCGGTCTCAGCAGGTAACCAGCCCATCAGAATTTACTACCGATGGCCTGTTCATTGATGTGGGTGTGGATATCAACGCAATCTATGTAGTGACGCAGCGCGTGTTTAATGGGACAACCAGATTCTTTATTGAGCTGTTTGGCTACGAATACTTTACTGACTGCGCGTTTGTTGGCGGTGCCGCAGCCAGCGCCAGCAGCCTGCCCCACGTGGCCAAGGCTTTAAACGTGATCACAGACGGATCTCCGCAAGGCAATGAGACTGTGAGTGGTGGTGGCTCGGTTACGTTTGACCGGGCAAGTACCACCAGCTACGAGGTTGGCCTGCCAATCACGGTGTATGTCAAAACAATGCCTGCAGAGGTAAAGCTGCAGACTGGTAGCCGGGTATCGTTTAAAAAGCGTATTGTTGAGATCAGCGCCATTGTCAATAAAACGCAAAACATGATTATCAATAACCAGCCTGTGGCGTTTCGTTTGTTTGACAACCCACTGCTTGATGACCCTGTGCCAGAGTTTACTGGCATCAAGCGCGTCAATGGTGTGCTTGGTTACAGCCGCGAGCAGTTTATTGAGATCTCTCAAGATCTGCCAGTAAAGATGAACCTGCTTGGTTTGGACTACCGCGTTGCGGTTTTCTCAGGAACATAAAAAATGGCAATAACACCCGGACAAATGACAGCAGGCGCAGGTTTACTTGATGCCTATGCTGCATCTCAAGCACAACAGGCTCAAGCAATTAACAACCAGACAAGCTACCTATTGCAGGCGCGAGATACGCTGGCCGTGGCAGAGGTCCGAGCAGACATGTCTGAGCAGTACGCCACCATCCAAGCTGGCCGCACTATCAAGCGAGCTGAGATTGAGGCGCAGAACTACCAGATCGCTGGCAATACTTTGTTGAAAAACATGCGTGCTACCAATGCGTCTGTACGCGCCAGAGCTGCTGCAAGCGGAGTAGTTGTTGGTGAGGGATCAAACCTTGGCATCCAGCGAGAAAATGTTGCTGGAACCATGCGTGATGTTGGCATCTCTGACCTCAATGCATTGACTGCGCGAGTCATGGGTTTTGAAGATGCAAGTGCCATGCTGCAGTCTACTGAGTACCAAAACTACTTGAACAGATTTACAGCTCAACGTCAGGCTGGCCAATACACACAGGCTGCTAGTGCTTCCAGAATGACTGGTGGTTTGTTGGCAAATGCAACCTTGGCCAAGGCTGTACCTACATTTTTGAAGGCTATGTAATGGCAACACGAATTGAATCAGGCCAAATGCAAGTGCGTTCTGTTGGCAACGCGCCAATAGTGCAAGTGCAACAGCAGCAGATCGACTATGTTGGACCGCGTGCAGAAGCTCAAGCAGCTGGGACTATGGCCCAGATCCTTGACCGCATGAGCGCCAGTGCGTTTTCAGACGCAGCCACCATGAGAAAAGAAGAGGGCCTACAGTTTGTGGCCAGCAACCCAATCAGCCAAGAGCAAGTTGAGCTGGCAAAAAATGGTGTTGTTACAGGTCTTGGTCTTGGTGGCGCTGGCACTCAAAATATATTTGAACAAGCTGTGGCCAAGGCTCGCAGCTTTGAATTGTCTGGAAAATTTGAGATGGAAGGCCGCAATGAGCTGGCTAAGTTGCTGGCTGACATTGATGCAGGAAAAGCATCGTCTGAGCAAGTCAATACAAAAATCAAGACGATGACAGATGGGTATTCAAAATCCCTATCTAGTGTTGACGCTGAAGCTGGTATTAAGTTCCGTGCAACCATGGCTACTTATGGCAATACCGTTCTTAATGCTGCATACACTGCAGAGTTAAAACGAAAAAAAGCCATAGATATAGCAGCATTTGATGCTAATTTTGATAATGATTTAATACTTCTTGAAGCAGTGGTGTCTAAAGGGAGTTGGCTTGACTCTAATAATCAACAAAGATCTATTGATGATTTGGTTGATATACAAAGAAAAAATATAAAAACCCAATCAATGATATTGGGTGATGCTAGTATTCAAAAAGAATACAGCACAAAATTTGAATTGGGCTTGCGTAATGCAAAAGTCAATGCGGTTACCAAGGAGTTGATGTCCGATGCCAACATGGCAGACCCAGAGCAGACACTGGCCAACATTAGAGCTGGCAATGCTGGCAAGATGAGTCCAGTCTTGCAGTCCATGATTGTCAATGACTTTGATTCTGTGGCCAAGGTTACTGCCAACTTTATGGTGGCTGTTAATACTCGCAAATCACTTGCAGATGAAAAGCGTGCAGGACTAAAGCGGGAAGGTGAAGCTGCAGCAGTTAATTTGCTTGAGCAGATCTTCCCATTGCCTGATGGCAGTCCCAAAAGAAAACAGCTTATCTCGCAACTTACAGCGCTGCCAGAGGGATCTATTCCCATTGGCACGCTCAAGGATCTACTGGCACCAAGCGGTGAAGGTAACGCAGCTGTTAACTTTAATTTGTTGTCTGGCATTTACAACAACACCATCACACGGCCAGATCAGATCTGGGGTCTTGTAGGTAAAGGCATTACAGGCAAGGAAGCTGTAGCAGCTCTGAGGCTGCTGCAAACTGAGGATCGCAGAGACAGTTCAACACTTGATCGCGGGATCTCGCAGCTGGCAGGAATTCCTGTTGTGCCCGGTAGCGTAGTGGTGCTTGACCCAAAGGGTGAAGAGTTCAAGCGCCGAGCAGAATTACAACAAGAGTCTCTTCAGATCCAAGCAGCTGCTGCAGCTGAAGGCAAGGTATTAACGCCGCGCCAGATTTTAAATCAGATTGAAGATAACCTACTCAAGCGCCGTAACACTGAAGATGCAAAGGCAGCTCAAAAACGTATTGATGAGTTTGCAAAGAATGCTGATGGCACCTACAAGAATGGCCGTGACTGGATCACTGGCCCAGTTACCCGCGACAACTTACCAGCCCTGCGTCAAAAGGCAGGCAATGATGCTCAGAAGTTGCGAGACATTGCTGAGTTAGAGAAGCTCTTAAAACGTGCAGAAGGTAGATAAAAATGGCTTACAGTTCTATTGAAGACAAGTACCTGTCGGCCTTGACTGCGGTCCAGTTTCCCGATGAGCCGCCAGCCCCTGTAATGCCAGAGCAGACCGGGGCCATGGGAACCATGCTGGGCGACATCCAGCTGGCCGAGGTTGGGTCACGTGGCCTGCCAGAGTCTGCCTACAGTGGCCAACGAGCCCCGGCAGAGATGAAGTCCTACGATCCAACAGTGAGGCAACGTTTGGCCAGCTTCTTGCAAGCTGGGTTTGAGGGAATGGGCAGTGATCGCTATCAGGCCCGGCAAGATGCACAAACAATTCTTGGTGGGCCAAGTTCTAATCTCCCACTAGATATGGGCATTGCAGACATTATTCCATACCTTGGCACAGCATTACAAACACAAGAGGCTGGAAGAGCTATTACTGAAGATGCAGTTGGATCAGTAAAAGCAGGTAACTATGGCACAGCAGCATTGCAAGTTGGTGGAGGCGTACTTGGTCTATTGCCGGGGGCAGCAGGAACCATTAAAGCTGCAAAGGGTTTAAAAAATGTTCCTGTCGGATTAAGCACAGAAGCTGTTGGTGGTATGGAGGGCGTATTACAAAAACCTGTTTTATCAAAAACAGAGGGCGGCATCAAGTTTCCAGTTGATGATTCAGCTAATCGTTTACGTTTAAAAGTTCAGCGAGATAAACAGGCCCTAGAAGGCAAAGCTATGCCGGGCATGCCTAAGAACGAGCGCACAGTGATTGAGGCACCAGAAGGCAGTGAAATGCCCAACTTTGTTGTTGGCAAAATTACGCCTGATGACTGGATTGAAAGAACTGAGGCCATTCTTTTACCAGAAGAAATTGCACAGTATTCAAAATGGTATGAAGAAGTACGCGGCACTTTCCTTAAATATACTGATGGAGATGAGGTTAAAACTGACAAGTACATGAGGGCATGGTTGGTGGCCAACCAGAACATTGGTGTTGATGGTGCCTTTAACAATGTACTGTTGCAAGCCGAGCAATTTGCACGTCAAGTACCAGCTGGTGAAATGAAAGCGGCTGGGTTACCTTTGGCTACTAAGGCAGCAAGAAGTGCTTTGCAAGATGAGCCAATTGTTGAAGGCGTTGGTTTAAAAATATCTGACTTTGTAGACAGCGCTGAAGGTAAATCAGTCCGATCAATTTACGGTAATGATGCATTGGCTGGCCAGCCTTTTGTTGTTGACATTCACACCGCCAGAGACACCGGGCTGGTTGATGACATTTTGCTAAATCATCTGGAGCGCCAAGGTTATAAAGTGGACCGGGATCGGATTGCTACAGATCTGGCTGGTGGACCAACTGACACTCAATACGAAAATCGTGCAGATTTTGGCCGTAAATTAACAGAACATTTAAATGGCATCAACTGGCAGGGCCGTAGTGATTGGCAGCCAAAAGAGGTCCAAGCAGTTGGCTGGATGGCCATGACTCGTTTGACTGCTGATGCCGCTGATGACACAGTAACTGCGCTTGAGCGCAGCTTGCGCCGTATCTCTATGGAAGCCGCACCCGGCGAGGGATCGCCATGGGCAACTAAATATGGAGCAGCATTTAATGCGTTAAGTGGTGATCGTCAATCCCAGTTGACAAAAGCTGTGACTGAACGTGCCATGCAAATGGCCAAAGAAATATCTGGCATTGATCTGCGTGGCATGGTCCACGGCACAGGCGGCTGGGAAAATTATCAAAACCCAGCAGCTATTGCACAAACACTAGCCACCAGAAATGGTGCTGAAATTGCTGCCAATACTGTTGGTTTTTTAACACAGCAGACAGAGGTGTGGGTAAATTCAATCAAAGGGACAACAAAGAATCCAAAAGCATTGGCCATTGACTTTATTGAATCCGGCAGCGACAACTTATCTACCAATGAGGGATTGAGAAAATTCTGGGAAAAGGTAATGGCCGCAGACCCAACCAAGTTATTTGTTGGCTATCAACCAATTCGGACCATAGACGGTGAAGTTGGTATCCGTGTTTTGATAGATAAAGGCGGTCCTGCACGTATGGAATCTGTACAAGGTGCATTGTCAGCTGGTGGAGAAATAGATGCAATGCTGACAAAATTAGATTATGATGTTAAGACAAGAGGCTATGAGGCCGATCTTGTTAAAGCACGTAACGATTGGAAAGGATCTAAAAATGGGGAAGCATACTTGGGAAGGTTGGCAGAGCTCGGTGTCAAACGCACCGCAGCAGACCTCGATCCTTTACGGAGCGAACTTGAGGCAATCTTTGAAAGAGAACTTGCAGGAGCCGCAACGCCAAGCGCCAGCACAAGCGGCACAAGCGCAGCCGCAAACAAAACCAAAACCAAAATAATTGGGGGCCCTAGCTCTCTAGTAAAAGGAGCTGAATAATGGCCATTGAACAAAAGTCTCTTGACCAACGACTAGGCCAGCTCCTGCCTAGCGCAGCTCCAACAACACCACTTGATGACGTAACACTGCAGCCCATGCCGGGCGCTGCAGAGGTGCCTGGAGAGCCTGTAGTCACAGATGAGTCTGGCACTCCAAGCATGAGTGAAGGCGTACAGATCGCTGGGCCTGTAGACGCTGCACTCCGCAAATTCATTACAAAGCAAGCGCCCAAGGCTGAGCGTGCCTTGGTGCCAGAGGCTGCGCGTGCAGCTGAAGGTACGCTACCGGAAGCTGCCAAGGCTGGCCGATTTAAACTCATTCCAGAAGCTGACCAAACCCTGACTGATGAGGTTGGCCGTGCTGTCAGCCGCAGGCAGACCTTTGGCATTACCCAAGGCAAGCCATCAGTATCCACAGAAGAGGCTGCAGCTGGCATCCCTGTGGAGCCATTTAACCTTGGCCGCTACCAGACAGAAGACGCAGCTGCCATAGTTGGTGGCGTGGCCGATGCCTTGAACATTAAGACCAAGGCGGTCACATTCCAAGAGATCAAAGACAAAGCAGCTGAGCAAGGCATCTCTGAGAACTTCCTGTCTCGCTTGATTGGCAATGATGGCAAAATGATGGCCAACGCGGTGGAGACTTACAAGGCGCTTGAGGTGCTAGAGTCCAGCGCCAACGAGCTGGATCGCCTGTTTAAGCTGGTTAACAGTGGAGCTGCCACTGACGTTGACAAGCTGGTCCTGCGCCAGCAGATCGCCTTCCATGGCCTGATCCAGCGTGGCGTTAAGGGTATCCAAAGCGAGACCGCCAGAGCGCTGGCCGTGTTCCGCATCCCGCGTGATGGCAACGCTGCTGTCGTGCGCCAAGTCATTGATGAGTACGGCGGTGATGCAGCTCTGTCTGACATGGCCAAGTCCTACCTGACGCTTGAAACCAGAGCAGCTCAGAATAAAATGATTGAAAAATCAATGATGTCTGGAATCAAAGATGTTTGGTTTACAACCTTCCTCAATGGTCTACTTTCTAATGTGGTAACGCATGCCAAAAACGTAGTTTCCAATACGGTTTTTGGTTTGTATCAAATGCCAGAGCGTTTAATGGCATCAATGTATTCAAATTTCTTGCCAAAAGCTGTGCGCGAAGGTCAGATGCCAAACCTTGTTGTCAAGTGGGGTGATCTTCTTCCCGGTTCTGCTGCCGATAAGATTGCATACGATGAAGCATTGACAATGGTTCAATCATTAACCAATGGAATGCTAGAAGGATTGGAATTAGCGTCCACTGCGTTTAAGAAAAACCAGCCCAGTGACTTGATGAGCAAGATTGAGGCGCAGCGTGGTACTCAATTGCCACCCATAAGCTCTGCCGCCTTTGGCATTGAGCAAGACAAGTGGCTGGGCAAAGCCATTGACTACTATGGCACAGCAATCACAATACCGGGTAGATCACTTTTAGCTGAAGATGAATTCTTTAAAGGTACGTTGTACAGAATAGAACTTAACACTCAGATTACAAGGCGTTCAAAATCTGTTTACAGAGAAGCTATTGATGCTGGTGTTCCTGAAGCTGATGCTATTGCAAAAGCTGAAGCAGAAGCCATAGATCTATTCCAAAATCCACCACGCGATATGGATGAGGCTGCCTCATTATTTGCTCAAAAAGGAACATTTACTGCTGATTTACCTCCTGCTTTAAAGCAATTGCAGCAGGTATTTAATATGCCAATTTTAAAGGTGATATCCCCATTCTTTAAAACCCCAGCCAATATCGGTTTGCAACTTGTTGAGCGCACACCGTTTGCTCCTATTTCATCTCAGTGGCGTGAAGAAGTTGCCAAGGGCGGTGTGTACCGCGACATGGCCTTGGCCAAGGTGACCCTTGGATCTACCCTGCTGGCCACGTTTGCTTCTTTGTCAGCTGAAGGAATACTTACTGGAAGTGGCCCATCTCGTAAGGCTGATAGAGATGCGTTGATTAGAGATGGTTGGCAACCATACTCACTTAAAATTGGTGGAAAGTATTACAGTTACAACGGCATGGACCCCATGTCTGGATTTATGGCAATTGCAGCAGACTATAGTGAATATGCTCAGCGTGAATCTGATGATGGAAAAATTCAAGAAGTATTTATTGGTGGAGCTTTAGGGTTTTATGAGTATTTATCACAGCAACCTTATTTGCAAGGACTTGCAGACATTACAAAATTGCTTGGTTTAGGTAAAACTGGGCAAGATGAAGATGTGAACATTAAAAAATCCATTGATGGAATAGTAAAACAATACGGAAGTTTTGCAATTGGTGGCTCACCAGCTGGCGCTTACAGCTCTCTGTTGGCTGGCATTGAGCGTCTGTCTGACCCAACCAATAAAGACACCCGCGCCAGCCCAGATCTTCCTGTTGGTGTACGTGGCTTTGTAGAAGCATTCAACAAGTACAAGTCTCGGATTCCATACTTTAATGCCGATCTGCCAAACAACTTGAACCTTTGGGGTGACGAAACTAAGTCAGGTACTGGATCAGCTTACGAGATGGTTTTACCAACCCGCGTAACACCACAGCAATTTTCCGAGGTGGACAATGCATTGGTCCGGCTTGGATCTCCTATTGGGATGCCTGACAACAAGATTGATGGCGTAGAAATTGACGCTTTTCAGCGCAACCGATTGCTGACCATCTATGGCAAAGAGATGCCATCAAAAGAAGCAATCTTGACTGTTATGCAGATGCCGGGTTTTGACCTGTTATCGCTGGATGATCAGCAAAAGACGGTCCAGAATACGCATTCCAAGTACATGGCCATGGCCACCAGCCAGCTCAAGTCAGAATCACCGCAATTGCAGGCCAAAATTGACGAGCTTAAAGAGCTTAAAAAGTCTCGTGGCCTCTTTTACAAACCCGATTAAAACCGTACAATTACCAATAGGAAGGATTGCATCATGGCAGTACCAATCAGTAACGTAACCCGCCGACAGGTCTATGCGCCCAGTGGATCTGGTGGCGCTGGTCCTTATGCGTTTACGTTTGAGATCTTGGCCAATACAGACATTGCCGTTTTTAAAGACGATGTGTTGCTGACGCTGACCACCCATTACACGGTGACCATTGCAGCCAATGGAACTGGGTCTGTAACGATCACAGCAACAGGCTTGGCCTTGGCCCCACTCAGCCCAACCCAGTACGCAATTGTGGGCAACCGGACCATTGCTCGCGCCACTGACTTCACCACTGGCGGCGACTTCTTTGCCAACACGCTAAATGATGAGCTCGACCAGCAGACCATCTTTGCACAGCAAAACGCTGAAGGCGTAGCTCGCGCATTGCAGGCACCACAGACAGACCCAACCACCATCAACATGACTTTGCCGCTTGCATCACTGCGAGCCAACAAGACGCTCGGCTTTGATTCAATTGGCAACCCTGCATTGGGCGAAACCTTGGGCACTAACCGTGGCAACTGGGCAGCTAGCACCGTGTACTTTGTGCGAGACATTGTCAAAGACACAACAACCAACAACATCTTCCAAGTAATTACAGCTCACACCTCTAGCGGTGCCCTGCCAATTACAACAAATGCTGACGCTGCTAAATTTACTTTACTGGTTGATGCTGCATCAGCCACAACATCGGCCACCAACGCAGCAGCATCTGCCTCGGCAGCCAGCACATCAGCCAGCAACGCATCTACCTCGGCCAGCAATGCAAGCACCAGCGCAAGCAATGCGTCCAGCTCTGCCTCTGCAGCGAGCACAAGCGCCAGCAACGCAGCCACAGCACAGACCGCGGCTGAAGCTGCACGCGACTCAGCGCTGTCCGCATACGATAACTTTGATGATCGCTACCTTGGCCCCAAGGCAAGCGATCCAACGCTAGACAATGACGGTAATGCCCTGCTTGCTGGCTCTTTGTACTACAACACTGTGGTGCCTGAGATGCGTTTGTACACTGGGTCTGCTTGGGTGGCCGCTTATGTGTCTGGTGCCGCGTATCTGTTGACTGCCAACAACCTGTCTGAACTGACTGCTACTGCTTCAACAGTAAGAACAAACCTTGGTGTAGCTATTGGTACAAACGTCCAAGCGTACAACGCAAACATTGTTGTAACAAACGCAGCGCAGACATTCACCGCGCTCCAAACCTTTGCGGGTACTTCATCAAACGCTGACTTGAAGACCTCCAACATTCTTGAAACTACGACTATCTCTGCAACTGCCGCAACGGGAACAATCAACTTTGATACAACAACCCAATCGGTTCTGTACTACACCACCAATGCAAGCGGCAACTTTACCGTGAACTTCAGAGGTTCTAGCGGCACAACACAGAACACCATCATGGCTACGGGCGAGTCTTTGTCTGCTACCTTCTTGGTGACAAACGGTGCTACGGCCTACTACAACAGCGCAGTGACCGTTGACGGTTCTTCTGTCACTCCCAAGTGGCAGGGCGGCACAGCCCCAACAAGCGGGAACGCCAGCGCCATTGATAGCTACACTTACGTCATTATCAAAACGGGAAGTGCCGCATTTACCGTGCTGGCTTCCGTAACCAAGTTCGCTTGAGGTTATAAATGCCCCGTCTATCAAAAATTGGTGCAGCCGCTTTAGCAGCCTTTGGGTGGACTTCGGGTTCTGCTGTCAGTGCTAGTTACCTAGTCGTTGCTGGCGGTGGTGCGGGTGGTTTAGATACATCAGGAGGATTTGCAGCAGGTGGCGGCGGTGCTGGTGGCTTGCTTACTGGAACAGCATCGCTTAACCCTACGCTTACTTACACAATTACTATTGGTGCGGGTGCTGCGGTTGCTGGCACTTCGGGTTCAGATTCAGTATTTAGCGCTTTTACATCTATTGGTGGTGGTAGCGGTGGCTATGTAAATCTAAGTAACAATGGCGCAACTGGCGGTTCGGGTGGTGGTGGCGGTGCTGTAAGTGGCACAGGTGGTGCGGCTACATCAGGCCAAGGTAATGCTGGTGGTACTGGTACAACGGCTGCTAATACTGCTGGTGGTGGAGGTGGTGGTGCTAATGCAGTAGGTGGCGATGGTTCAAGCGGAAGTGTTGGTGGCGCTGGCGGTAATGGTGTTTCATCTTCTATATCAGGCTCTAGCGTTACTTACGCTGGTGGTGGAGGTGGTGGTGCAGGGTTTTATTTATCGGGTCGTACTGGCACAGGCGGCACAGGAGGCACAGGCGGTGGCGGCGCTGGTTCCGGCACAGGCGGTGGTACATCGGGAACTGCAAATTTAGGTGGAGGTGGCGGCGGCTCTAGGGGTGGTTATGTGTCAGGCGGCAACGGCGGCAGCGGCATCGTAATCATTTCCTATGCTGGCGCACAGCAATTCAGCGGTGGTGTAGTTACCTCATCAGGCGGCAACACCATCCACACATTCACAACATCGGGAACTCTTGGCCCTGTTACCCCATTGTCTGCAAACTACCTTGTGGTTGCTGGTGGTGGTGGTGGTGCTATTTATGGTGGTGGCGGTGGTGCAGGTGGTTTATTGACAGGCACTGGCTTGGTTATTGACCCATCTTCAATTTACATTGTTGCTGTTGGTGCTGGCGGTGCTGGAACAGGAACACAAGGAGTAACTGGAGTAAGCGGGAGTAATAGTGCTTTTTACAGTATTACTTCAACAGGCGGCGGCGGCGCTGGCGCTTATGGAACTGGAACAACTGGTTCTGTTGGTTTATTAGGTGGTTCAGGCGGCGGCGGTGGTAGCCCTGATACTGGAGGTGTTGTAACTGGTGCTGGCGGTGCTGGCACTTCAGGGCAAGGCTTTGCTGGTGGCTATGGAATAACTGATAACTCGGCTTACAGAACAGGCGGTGGTGGTGGCGGTGCTAGTGCAGCAGGAGCCAACGCAACATCTGCAAATGGTGGTAATGGCGGCAACGGCACAGCGTCTAGCATAAGTGGTTTAAGTGTTACCTATGCTGGCGGTGGCGGTGGTGGGACTAATTCTGTCGCTAAACCTGCGGGTACTGGCGGCACAGGTGGCGGTGGCACTGGTGGCGCTGGAGGCTCTGCCGTGGGAACGAATGGCACTTCCAATACTGGCGGTGGAGGCGGTGGCGCTTCTGCGGGTATTGGTGGTACTGGCGGTTCAGGCGTAGTCATCATCTCTTACGCTGGCTCTACGCAACTCATGGCTGGTGGTGTTGTCACCATTGCTGGCGGTAATGTCATTCACACATTCAACTCAAGCGGCTACCTGACACCCTTGACGCTGCTTACCCGCAGCCTACGGTTTCGGTCTAGCGCATCTGCTTATTTAAGCCGTACATTTGGAACACCAACAAGTGCAAACACATGGAGTTGGAGTGGGTGGATAAAACGTGGAACTTTATCAACAAATCAAATGATAAGTGGTTGGACTTCACCGCCAACCTATGTTCAAGGTTTTGGGTTTACGACAACAAATACATTGGCAATTTATAACAATGCTTCAGGTGGCGCAGTTTCTGCTGAATCAACAGCGGTTTATCGTGACCCTGCCGCTTGGTATCATTTATTAGTTGTATCAAATGGTTCTTCTACAACTGCTTATATAAATAGCCAGTCTGTTGTTACTTACGCTGGGGTTATCAATCTTTTCCAATCAAATGGAGAAATAACTGGCATTGGCACAAGATATTCTCGTCCTTCTAGTGGTGCGATTGGCGGTTATTTATTTGACGGCTACATGGCAGAAGTCAACTTCATTGACGGACAAGCCCTAGCCCCAACAGCGTTTGGAACAGTGAACAGTTACGGTGTATGGCAACCCATCACCTACGGCGGCTCATACGGTAACAACGGCTTTAGACTGCCGTTCACCAACAACGCAAGCACGACAACGCTTGGCTATGACTTCAGCCCACAGGGTAACAACTGGACAACCAACAACATCAGCGTTACTGCGGGTGCAACCTACGACAGCATGACCGATGTGCCTACATTGACCAGTGCTACGGCTGCTAACTATTGTGTCGGCAATCCTTTGGCAAGTGATGGAGGGCCATTAGCCGCTGGTAATCTTAGTTGGGGTGTAGATAACACAAGGGCAATTGTTGGCGGCATAGCGTTTAATGTTGCTGGAACATCTAATTTCTATATGGAAGCAACGGTTACAGCCATAGCGTCCACTTTAGAAGTTGGCATTGTCGGGGCTAACAGAAACTTCAATGGAAACAACATTGACCCTGCAAGTTATGCAAATGGTTACGGCTATATTTCTAACGGCAACAAAAAGAACAACAATTCAGCAACGGCTTATGGCGCAACATTTACAACTGGTGATGTAATTGGCATATACGCTGGGAATGGAACTTTGACTTTTTACAAAAACAATACTTCTCAGGGTGCTGCTTTTACAGGTCTTACTGGAGACATGGTGGTGTTTGCTTTTGGTTCATTGGGTGGCGGCAACACCTCTACAACACTGAACTTCGGGCAGCAACCGTTCGTTTACACGCCCCCAAGCGGCTACCTAGCCCTCAACACTTTTAACCTATAAGACTATGCCAACAACATACGCAATTCCTGACGGTCGAGTGGCGATGGCGGCTACGACTTATACGGGTACAGGGGCATCACTTGCTGTTGCCAATACGGTTAACGGTGTAAATTTCCAACCTGACTTTGTTTGGGTTAAAGGAAGAAGTGGAGCAACTGACCATGCTTTATATGATTCTGTTCGAGGAACAACAAAAGACTTGGTAAGCAACGCCACATCAGCAGAAACAACTCAGGCAACAGGTTTAACAGCCTTTGGAAGCACAGGATTCACTGTTGGTGCTTTGGCAAAGATGAACACAAGCGCAGCAACTTATGTCGGCTGGCAATGGAAAGCAGGAGGCACTGCTGTCTCCAACACAGCAGGAAGCATCACATCCTCTGTAAGTGCTAACACCACGGCAGGGTTTAGCGTGGTTACTTATACATCCACCACAGGAACAGTAGGTCACGGTTTAGGTGTTGCCCCAAGCATGATTATTATGAAAGGACGCAATGTTGTTGACCAATGGACTGTTTACCATATAAGCACAGGAAATACAATTGGAATTCCTCTAAACACAACTGGTGCTGGTGATGTTAATTCTGCATTTTGGAGCAACACAACCCCTACCTCAACTGTGTTTAGCCAAGGTTCTTGGGATAGTGGATATACAAAAGTAGCCTATTGCTTTGCCGCAGTTGCAGGGTATTCAGCATTTGGTTCATACACAGGCAATGGCAGTGCTGATGGGCCTTTTGTGTATACAAACTTCCGTCCTCGTTACGTTTTGATAAAGTCTTCAAGCGATGCAGTTAATTGGTATGTATACGATACATCTAGGGACACTGGCAACCTTGCGGGAAACCAACTGTACCCAAACCTGTCAAATGCAGAGGTTTCTAGCGTAGGAATAGATATATTGTCTAACGGTTTTAAGGTGCGATATGGCGCATCTCCATTGAACGCTTCAGGCTCTACGTATATTTATGCTTGTTTTGCAGAGAACGCTTTTAAATTTAGCAATGCGAGGTGATATGGGCATACTGATTGACATGGTTAACCAAAAGTTTGGAAGGCTCACCGTAAAGGAAAGAGCGTTAAATGATGGAACTCGTGCCGCTTGGTTATGCGTTTGCAACTGCGGCAATGAACTTGTTGTTGATGGTAAAAAATTGCGTACAAGCCACACAAGGTCATGCGGTTGCTACCGCAAAGAAGTTACTTGCCCAAAACAAGGCAAAGCAAATACAAAGCACGGTCAAGCCCGTACAAAAGGTTACGCAAGGTTTCACAGCAGGATGCGTGAGTTGGCAGAGATTAAGCAAAGACCATTGTGGGCTGACATGAATAAAATCAGGGAAATCTATGTAAATAGACCTGAAGGATGCCATGTTGACCATATCATTCCTTTGCGTGGAAAGACGGTATCAGGCCTTCATGTTGAAAACAATTTGCAGTATTTGCCAGCAATGGAAAATATGAAAAAGCACAACACATTTTTAATACGCTAACGCCCGATAAGGAAAAAACATGAGCCATTTTGCAAAAGTAGAAAACGGTCTAGTAACCCAAGTGGTTGTAGCCGAGCAGGAGTTCATCGACACAGGTGC